CTATTCTTTTGTATAGTAGTATTTAAGACCTTTCGCATCTAACCATGCAGTTGCTCTATCTAGCTCATTCCCTTGACGGTAATCTGTTTCAAAACGAACTAACCCTTGTTTGTCTCCATAAGAAACAATATTAGATTTATATCCAAGAGCATCCATCATTCCTAACATCTCAGGTACTAACGCTGTACCAAATTCATACGTAACAACTTTACTAAATTTATTCACGATAATCTCCACTCCTCCATCATTTGGGTTTGCTTGAATTGATTTGCCAACAATAACCTCAGCTACCGCTTTAGCTGCCTTATCAAAGTTAGCACGGTATTTTTGCATATCTGTTTCATTATCGATAAAGCAAATTTCAGGGAGTAATCCAGTCTTAGTTTTATTAATCCATCCTAAATCCGTAGAAAATTTAATCCCTCGATCTCTCAATCCAAATGCATCAGCCATTGCCTTTGAAATCTTTGCCGCCAATTCTCTATTTCCGTATGAAGGATGTAACCACACTTCACAACCTGTACCGCCTGGAGTGGCATTTAAATGAAACTGTAAATCTACATCACTATCCACTACACGTAAATGGTTATTGGCTGCATTATTCCAAACATCGTATTTTGTCGTTCCTACTTCGTCAGAACAATTCACATACTTCCATCCAGCTGCTTGTACATATTTAGCAACTGCGTCAAGAAACCTTCTATCCTCCACATGTTCTTTCCCATAAGCGCTATTTGCACCTTGTACGATACTATTGTGACCACCTGATCCTGCGAAACAACCCATTATTCAACATCTCCTTTTAGTGTAAGTTATTTTTTTGTAATACATCTTTTTGTTGTAATCCTTTATTGCTTAAATAGTTATTCTTCCATGCCATATATAGAGTGAAAGCTCCTGTAATTACTGCCACTAAATCATTTGTAATTTTGTCATCAATCGTTTGGTACCCAATAAGATTCAAAACACTGTTAATCACAGCGATTACTAATACGACATAACGACTAATTGAAGCTGCATCAAAGTTTTTCATAACCTCACCTCCTTTCAATAAAAAAAGTGACCGTATATACGATCACTTCCCTGCGAATTTAAAAAGAGCCATTATCCCACCCGTGATAATAGCTCCAACTACTGTAGTACCAATCCAAAATACAAATTTATCTAATCGATCAATCCTTAAATGAGCGCTTTTCGCTGACTGCTGCGCTTCAATTGCAACATCCTTAACGTTGCCAAGCGTATCTAACTTTGTTTCCACCCTTGTTAATCCAACTAATAATTCCTTAAAGTCATCATGTTTTTGTTCTGGCATTTATTAAGCCTCCTTTTAAGCTGCAAAGCAACTTGGATCCATTCCGAAAATATCTGCAATATCTTCCTCACTCCTATCTTTTAAATAGGATTGTGTTGTCGAAATATCCGAATGATTTGCAAGTGATTTTAATTTTTCGAGTGGTACACCTTGAACTTTTAAATTATCTAATCTGCTATGACGAAAACAGTGAGGATTCATTTTATATTCCTTACCTTCTTTTTCGTATAACATCTTAGAAAATATCTTGCACCAGTAATTAAATACGCTCTTATTTAAAAGTTTTCGTTCACCATTCTTATAAACTCGTACGAACAAATCCGGAATAACATCTTTACCGCGCTGTTCTATATATAAACGAATACATTTCTGTACTCGGGGATTATAATACAATCTGAATTTCTTACCTCGCTTACCACGTACTACATTCGTAAAATAACGTTCTGTTAGTTCTTCTTTTTGAACTTGGTAAACTTCATTCTTCCTTGCTGCACTGTAGTAAGAAAGCGCTAAATAGGTTGCTAGCATATATTTCTCTTGTTCAAGTAGTTCATCGATTAACCACTCAATTTGTTCTTCAGTTATAAAAGTGATTTCTCTGACTGGATTCTTAGGTAATCCTCTAACCCGTGAACCTACATTAAATTCATAATCATAGTCGTCATCATCTGCACAAAACTCTAACGCGGACCTTAATGCACTCATCAGTCCATTTACACGTGCATTAGACATTCCCAACTCTTGAAAAATAATAGATAAGTTTCGAATATCCTTACGTGTTAATTCAATTAGATTTTTATTTTCGAAGTGTTGATGTAATAGAAACAAAATAATTCGTAAATCCCAATGATATTGCTGTAAAGTGCTTGCCGCTTTCCCTTGTGCTTTCTTTTCGATTAGAAAATCTTTGACTAGGTTTTTGTTTTCTTGGCTAACATACTTTTCATAAATTTCTTGGTCTACTATTCGTTTCACACTGATCATCTCCTCAAAATAAAAAGAGAAGCGAAGTCGCTCCTCCTGATCTATGAATTGAATTTTTACTCAAAGCCGTATTTTATTAAGAATATTAAGCGTAAGTGAATCCTTCCATTGCACCAGGACTAAATAAATTCAAATCACTACCAACTTGATAGAGTATACTCATATTAAATCGCTTAATGTTACAAGTACCAGAGCCTTGATTCATCCCTACAATTTTAAGGGTAACAGGTAAACCAGATTTTACAGGTATACGTAAATCGAGTGGGATTATAGGATTAACTGTACCTGTAGTATAAGCATTATTAAATGAACTTAACTGTGTAATGAATCCAGGTTGTTCCATTACTAGTCTTGATACAAATATATCCGCTGAGTTGCTTTGTTTCGCTAACAAATACCCATTGACTGTAACATGACCGGTAAATGGTGGGATAAAGGTAACTACACTTTCAGCTATATCTGTTAAAACATTATTTGTTAATACTACTGTACCATCTAAGTAAGTTTTATTAATATTTTTGACAGAAAATCCAGGTAATGAATTATCAATAGCATAATAAGTAGAAGCTACTAATACAGTATTAAATACAAATTCCAACCACTTATTGTTATCTACATCACCCCCGATATTTCCGAACCTACCAATTACAGCTTCAATATTCGTACTCGGAATGTTCATGACTTTACTTGCGTAGTTATTGGAACTTGAATCGTTATATCCAACGGTATTGACAATGACTGGATTCGTCATATCCTTTGTTAAATAATTCAGCATCAATCCCAATTCTTTTACCATTCGATCGTCAGGGTATACTAAATAGTCCCATTGATTTGAGTATTCTTGATTGTGTATATCAATAAAAGCTGAAATTTTACCTTTATAGTCGTCGAAAACCTTTTTGACATATTGACTTTCCTTTTCTGAAAAAGGCGCGGTACCTTTATAATCATAATCCCAAGGTTGTCCCGTCTTATTACTTGCCCAATTCCAATTAAAATTACGGTTTAAATCCACTCCATTAGAATTCTGCCGTTTTTTAGGATTCTGATACATTCCCCAAGGATTTACGATCGGTATTGTTAAAATACGAACTTTTTCTTTAATGTTTTTAAGTTGTGGAGGTAATTGTGCTTCTGACCCAGTTAGAATTTTAAGTAATTGTACAATTGCATAAGGACCAAAATCCTCCCATCCATGAATTGCCCCAATTATATATACGGTTTGTTGAAAACCTCTTGGCTCATATTTATAAAATTTAACATCATATTGACCTGATTGATCTTTTCCTAATGATTGTGATGAGAGATACGGATGACTTATTGTATCTAACATTTGATAAATCTTATCTGGTGTTAAATCTCTAAAATTAATTGTATTATTCAGTTTAGTACTAAAGTAGTAACTGTTATTTTCACTGACATCTTTAGACAAAATCCCAATTTGATTTGCATTCTCCTCTGATTTTTTTAAAGCCTGTTCTGCTGTTTCTTTTGAATCGATTATAGCCGGAATATCTTGTTTCCCTAATTCCAATAACTGATCAAACATTTGAAACTCATTTGTAGATTCAATTGAATCGTTTGAAGCGAGTGAAGAACGTACTTTAAAACTAAAACCATAGGTACTTGTACGTTTTTTCATTCCATTATCTACTCGTCCAATAGAAATTTCACCTTCAACATCTCCAGCTTTCACAAGGGTTTGTGTCGTCAATAATACTTTGACTTTCCCTTTTGATTTATCTAACAGCTCAATTTCTTTATCTTGAAATACGACTGTTTTATCTGGTTTTTTAAAATATACAATAATTTCATCTGTATCTTTTAAAGGTAATTCTTTTCCGTCTTCAGTAATATTGAAGATAAGTTCTGAAATATTTAAATTGTTTTGAGAAAATTCTATATTAGAATGATTAATAGATTTTTGTGTATCTACAGTAATTTCATAAGATTGATTGTTCATTGATTACACTCCTTTTTATCAAAATAAAAAAGCCTGCTTGTGCATGCTTTTGATTAAATCGTTCATAAAATTTTTCGTTCTAGTGCTACTAACCTTGCTTCGCGATCTTTATCTTTAGATTCAAGTTCATCAATTTTTTCTTTTAATGCAATGATTTCAGCATCCTTTGCAATTTTTTCTTCTTGAAACGCTCTAATTTGAAGAGATAAAGAAGAATATATTTCAGCTGCATTTCTTTCTTTTGTAACGAAACACTCAGGAGTATTTTCATCATCTGCAATCCAACCATATCGAATTGGAATATCATTTGTAGTAAATATAGTCGAATCGTCTTCTTGACGATTCATCCGCATTTCATACAGCTGTTCCATATCCGTTTTCAAGTTGTATTGTTGAATATTTAACGCCATAATTTTTTCTAAAGCGCTGAACTGCACATCTCGAATATTTGTTTTATACTTACGTTGCGATGATGTTTCGAAATTACTTGCCACTACAGGGGAATAAGAAGTACCAGAACCGGATTTAACTTCTAATTTACCAGCATAACCAGGCACTGATCCATTTCTAAGTAATACTGTTTGAAATCGTAAATCCGTTTCTCCATTGTTATCCACTACATCAAGCATATTTTTATCGTTTAAGCTGAAAACAATAGCGGTTCGACTGTCTATCAATACACTTTTATTTCCGCCTTTTAATCCGATACCATCAGTAGCTTCTACCCAATACGATCCACCATTTGCGTAATTATTTATACCTTTACCCGAGTTAACGGTTACAGACCCATTCATGCCACCCTTTAGGATTAAATCGCCTGATCTTCTAAACATAACTGAGCTTACGAAATACGGGTCTCCGTTAGAATCTTTACCGTTTATTATTCCTAAGAATCCTTGCGTTGGTTGTTGACTAAGAACAACAGAGCCATCTTGAAAACTTGAATCCCCACCTAATACAATCGTTGGCTGTAGTTGATTGACGGAATTCGTATAGTACCCAAGGTATAGCCGTGTTAAATTCGACTCCATCAAGCGTATAAATTGTTTATCTATAGAAACATAGTTAGAGCTGTTATCAGTACGTAAAGTTGTTCCTGTTATTAAACCACCACGTATTAAATTACCACTAAGTGTTCCCGTAGTAATAAAATCCGCAACAATTCGTCCATCATTTGTAATAGCTGTTCCATAGGGTCCGTTTATTCCCCTAGAAGAATACCCCAATCCATTGATATTCCATTGCCAAACCTTTTTAGCAGTCATTTCATCCTTGGTATCCATAATTAAAATACGATCAGGATAAACACGAACATGCCCACCAAACCCAGAGTTAATAAGGTTTGTTGCGTTTTCCTTTGCGGCTTCTAATATAGAGCTGGGCATTTCTAAAATTTCATTTTGAATTTGGTCTAATTTGCCAACGACATTTGTAAAAGACTCTTTAAAATTACCTAAAGTTATTTCTATATATTCTTTTTTAATTGGATCATACTTATAAGAAATAGCTTTCGCTTGAATATCAAGGTTATCTTCTTTATGTTTAACAGTGACGGTATCACCTAAATATACCTGCTGTAAAACAGCATAATCTTTATACTCCTCTGTTTGAGAAAGTTCTTGAAATTCAACTTTATATGTAGCTTTTGGAAGATCAACCTTTTGAATCGTGTACATGTCCTCGGCGGCTTGACGTAATAATCTATACGCTTCCTCTAAAGGAACAGCATCTTTATCATCTGCATATTCACCAATTGCTGCTTTAATATGTTTAAATTCCATCACTCTTATTTTAGGGTGAGGGTATTTAATAATATTTGGACTATCTACATATTTTTCTGGAAGAAGTAGACCATCAAATCCTTGAGGCATAATTTTAGTGATAGGACTTTTCCAATCAACACTCCCTTCATAGCCAAGTAAATTTTTCTTATGTTCAATCACAACACCACGATTCATGCCGCGATTTCTCAACATTTTCACATCAAAGTTATCTCTCTTTAACTCACCGCCCCAACGGTTTATAAATGAATTATCTTGATCATTATCTAAAAGAGCTTCGACTGGGTTTTTCCTTACAATACGCGCACTTGCTGTTGTTGTAATATCAGAGTAAAAAACAAAAGGATGTTTGTATTGACATCCTGTAGATAAACGGCTCATTGCTCCGTTTCCATTTGTTGATTGTATAAATATATCTTCGATCAGATTTTCTGTTAAATCATAAAAAATATGATAACATTGCACCGTTAATTCACCCATATTTGGTCGTGGATTAACTACACGAAATAATTGTTCGCCATCTGGTGTAGGGACTTTAATGATGCTCATACCATCAATCTCTAGCCCATGTGGCGCAAATAAAGGATAACTAAATGTAAATGCAAATAAACCGTTGAGTTCTTCCACAACAGTTGCGTTATAAATATGTTTATCTAAAATACCAATTCCGTTATGAGTAAAACTAGTCTCATTTGCTTTGTATAGCGTAATCATAAATATCTCCACCGTGGTTTTATTTGTATATATTCAACGTTTTCTGACCACTGTATGTTATTAGGTCCTACTTTTAGTATTGGAAATTCCCCTTCCATCACATTATTTAATGATACGGTATCTAAATATGCTTCTAATATCTCAGAATCTACTACTACAGAACCTATAACATTCTTTATTCTAAAAGAAATATCATTAATTGTTACTCTTAAATTTCCAACACCAACAATCCATAGTTTTGGTTCTGATTCGAACGTTCCAGGATTATAAATAACACCAGGCTTATCTAGTTTGAAACTTATATCTTCAGTGTATTCAAAAGGGTCAAGAGTAAATTCAACTTGAAACTCTCCATACTCTTCAATCTCATTTGCGATATCACCAATTTCTACAGATTTAATTTTTCGATACACATTATCGTCAGTGAAATATAGTGTTTTACCATTCATGAGCCATGCCTTGATACGTCGGATTAAAGGTTTTATATTTTCTTCTTCCAGTAAATTAAACTTAATTTTTAAAGGGACGTCCTCGAACGCCCCTTTTTTTGTTAACGAACCATGTCTACCTGGTACTTCTATATATTCTATTTTTTGTTTTGCTGTTGGAATAGCGGGACGATCTACCATGCATATTTTATAGTCACTCGCTAATTCCTTATCAATTCCCATATCTAGCAAATCAATTCCTCCCTATTCCAATATTTAAGTTACGTCCTTTTTGCGTAAACCAATCATCGGCTTTTTCAAACATGCGGTCAATATCTTTATCATTTCGTACAGTATTATAAAAATTAACTTCAATTGGTTGCTGATTAGTACCACCAGAAGTTGCTGCGGAAATATTAGGTACACTTGCTAAAAGTGCTTCTCCTAATGCGTTTGGTACATCATAAGTCACCATTTGCGCCAATTGAGAAGCTACATTTTGTATTGTGGCTACTGCATTTTTGGTTACTAAATCTAGCTGTCCACCAATTCCACCCATTCTTTCAGAAGAACTTAATGGTGTTACAGATACTTTATTTCCCTTTTTACTAAATAACTCGGGACCAGCCTCACCAGCAATAAATTGTCCATCACCTAAAACATGTCCACCCTTTGCAAGCATTGGAACATATGGAATCATAGGAGCGTTTACTCCCGGGATTCGATTTAATAATTGTGCTGGGGTATTAAATGCATAAATGAACTTATTTATCATATAGATAATCCCGTTTATAGCTGCTTTTATGCCGCTTTTAAGCCCACTCCATACACCAAGTACAGCCGATTGCATACCATAAAAGGCTCTGGTAACAGCGTTAGTAACCCAATACACTGGTGTCATAATTACATCTGTCAATCCATACCATACAGAAGATGCTGTTGATTTAATGTCATTCCATATACTAGCAAGCGCCCCTTTAAGCCAGGACCACACGTTACTACTTGTGTTACTAACCTTATTCCATACACCTGAAATAACATCTTTAATACTATTAAAAATAGAAGACGCCACAGAAACTATTGAATTCCATACGCTATAAAGGAATTTTTTAACGTTATTCCATATCGCGCTTGTTGTAGAACTGATTTTGTTCCATGTACTTATAATCCAATCTTTTATTGAATTGAAAATTGGTACTACAAAAGAAACTAGCCCATTCCAACATGATTGTAAGAAGTTTCTCACTGCATTCCATACATTTTTTGTTGTTGAGCTGATTGTATTCCACACCGCAATGATCCAAGACTTAATTTTTTCAAAAATAGGCACAACAAATGCTACAAGACCATTCCAACAGGAAACTAAGAAATTCTTAATCGCTTCCCATACAAGGTTTGTAGTAGATTTAATCTTATTCCAGCATTCAGAAATGAAATTCTTGATACTTTCAAATATCGGAGTAGCAAAGTATAAAATCGCTGTCCAAATCGCTTGTAAGTATTGAGTAATGAAATTCCATACAGATTGAATAACTGTTGAAATGCCATTCCAGATCATAGAAAAGAAATCAGCAATTCCTTGTAGTACAGGCGTTATAAAAGCAACTAGTCCATTCCATATACTAATGAAAAACTCACTAATCGCTGTCCAAACTTCAGAAGTTGTTTGTTTAATACTGTTCCAAGCTACTGATAATGTCTCAACTACACCATTCCAAACTCCAGTTAAGTATTCGACAATTGAATTCCATATTTCTGTAGTATTTCCGACCATTGAATTCCATATTTCTGTTAATAAATCCTTTATTCCATTCCATAGTTCTATTAAATATTCTTTAATTGAATTCCATATGGATGATGTGGATTCACTAATACTATTCCATGTATCACTCGCCCATTGTGCTATACCTGTCCATATTCCTACTAAGAAATCTCCAATTGCATTCCAAGCGTCAATGGTCCATTTCGTGATAGAATCCCAATTTTTATATATAACTACACCTAAAACAACCACAGCGGCTACAATCAAAGCGATTGCTGCTATCCACCCCATCATTGCGGCTCCTATCCCCGATATGACGACAACTATTGGCGCTAACGCCATAAACGCTCCTGAAATCACTCCTATAGCTATTGCTATAGCTCCCAAGGTAGCCGCTAATTTTGGATTGTTAGAAATCCAATCCGCGATTTTAGCAACAACATCAGCTATAACTCCAAGAACAGGTTTAAGAGCCATTTGTAAATCTTGCATTGCTTTTTGGAATTTAACTGCTGGGTTTGCATCCATTTTCTTAATGGAATCATTCAATTGGTCCTGTTGCTTTCCGAAATCAATAGTTTTATCTTTCGCACCTAGCAAAGTATTAATGATATTTTGCCCTTGATCTTCATACATTGTTCCGAAAAATTTAACACCTAATTCATTCCGTTTGGTTTCATCATCAACCTCTGATAAAGCCTGTGCAATTTCAGTCATTGCTACTGAACCTGCTTTACCACCGTTCGCTACAGCTACTCCCCATTTTTGGACTTGTTCTGCTGAAATTTTTGTACCTTCAAGAGCTTCTGTCATAGCTTTATCGACACCTTGACCGAATTCAGCCGCTTTAATACGACCTTCTTTTAATCCGTCCAAGAGATTATCGATATTCCACGTTCCGGTTTCGACCCCAGCTGCCATAATTGCTTGTACTTCTTCAGCACTGTATCCTGCTCTTGTAAGCTGCCCGCCGTATTCAGCAATGATATCTAATTGTTCTGGTGGGAAACCCATATTAAGCAAGGCATTTGTTAATCCAAGAGCGCCTTCCTGTGTAAGACCTAATTCGCTACCTACTTCATTTACCTCTTGAATTAATTCCGTGAAATCAATACCTGCATATGATTGAGAAATAACAGCTGCGCTTTTTACAAAAGAAGCATTTGCTTCATCACTAACATCTTTATTTAATGCCCATTGTCTCCTTACGCCTTCAAGAGCTTCTTCAGCATCTAATCCATATGCTGAAATTCCTCTTACAGCTTCCTCCACAGATTTTTTAGAGGATTCTGGGACATTGAAACTTATGTCAATTTTGGTTTGCAACTTTGACATATCCATCGCTTTTTCAATTGCGGCTGCTATGCCTCCACCAGCTGCCATACCACCAATAACATTTTCAAGCCCTACTTTTAGCCCTTCAAACTTCTTCTCTGTTCTTCCAGCTTCTTGCTGCAAGCTTCTTAATTCATTTTGCACTTGTTGAATTGAATTACCATCATCTACAGATCGGAGAGCCCTTTGTAATTTCTCTATATCCGTTTCTGCTCCTAATGCTTCCCGTCCAATACGTTTAATAGCCTCATCTAATTGAGAAGATGAGGCTGTTCCTTGCTTAATCGCTGACGTTAAATGACCACCTAATGCATTTGCAAAATGATCTACACTAGTTCCAGTTGCTTCAAAAAGAGTTTCTAATTGCTTGGTTGAACTTGCTACTCTTTTTGCTTCATCTTCTTGTTCTTTCAGACTTCGATTTGTGGTTTCAATTTGGTTTTTCAGTTGTTGCTCTGCTGTATTTAACTGTAATAACTTCGTTTCTAGTTTATTAACTTCAGCGGAATTTTCACCATACTGTGATTTAGCTGCCGCTAACTGTTGTTCACAGCTTTTCGTTTGTTGTGCGGCGTTTTGTTGCGCTTGACTTAGGTACTGAAGCTTTGCACCTAACTTTTCTGATTCTGTAGCGTTATTGCCTAATGATGCGCGTTGCAAATCATACTCTGCACGTAATTTCGCTGATTTATTTACAAGCTCTGTTTCTTCTGTTCCTAGTTTATTTATGGCTTGTGCTGTACTACTGTTTTGTTGCTCCAATCTTTGTAAAGCTGATTCGGTTTCTTTGATCTGATTCGAAAATTTTTGTTCAGCAATTTGAGCGTTTCCTAGCTGACGAGATAATTTTTCAACTTCAGTAGAATTTTCACCATACATTTCTTTAGCTTTACTTAATTGCTGTTCTGTAGCTGCAACCTTTTGTGCAGCTAATTGCTGTTGTTGTTGTAAGTATCCTAACTTAGCATTTAATTTTTCGGTTTCTGTCCCACTTAATTTAAGTTGTTCTTGTTGCAATGTGAACTCTTGGCGTAACTTAGAACTTTCATTCTTCATTTCGCCCATTGCTTTATTAAATTCTTGATTAAAAACCTTAAACGTTATTCTTGACTCTGGTCCATTCGCCATATTTTCACCTGCCTTTTCTTAGCGTGGATTAGCTTTCCAACTATCAAAGGCAAGCTTCCCTTCTGCTATTCGCTCCACCGATGCGACGGGAAAATGCCAAAAAACTTCTGGATCAATCCCATAAATTAAAACGTAGAGAACATATTTGTCCTCTACGCATTCAATGTTTATTTTCGGTGGCTTTATTTCTTTTTTCCTGTGGACTTTGTACTAGCCGCTAATCCTTTAGCAAAATTATTTGTATTTCCATTTGTTATATTTGAAATTAACTTAGTATACAGCTTCATTGTTTCTTCAAAAGAATAATGGAATCTTTCAATGAATTCTTCAAAGTCATATGGGAACTGTTTATTCGCCCCTAAACAGCCTAAATAAATGACCTTTTGTATCTCAATTTCATTAAAATTCTGCAATGCATCACTATCGATTTCATTAGGATTCATAGTTGCTAAATCCTTCATTTTAAATAAGCTTTGCATCATTGATTGTTCAATTAAACCTAAACTTTGCCCTCGCTGCATTGCGGCGTTCGTAATAAAGCAAGGAACTGTTTGATGATTTTTTTCAATTACCTTAAAGTACCCATCTACATTTACAACTTCTATTTCTTTTAATTTTACGATTTGGACTTTCATAGGTTACTTGTCCCCTTTCATCTTGATAGATATTTTTACAGTTTCACAAGATCTGGTGTGAATTGTGTATGCCACTTCTCTTTTACTTGCGCATCGTCTACTTCATCAACTAACGCTTCATAATAGAAGTCGTCATTACTATCTTTAAGTGCCGTAAATTCTAATTCTGTTTCTGCTAATTCATCTGCACCGTTTTCTACTTTAAATTTAAATCCAGTTGTAGATGTACAATTAGAAAAGGCAACCATCTTTTTCACATCAGAAAACTCATCAATTACATCAGCAGTTAAAACAAATGCCTTTCCTTTAGATTTTGTTCCATATGACCAGACACCAGCTTTTAATCCATCTGCTTTAATTCCGAAAACCTTTCTAATTACATCCACACGTAAATGACCAGAAAGAGTCATATTCATTTTGGTAGGTTTAGACATCTTTTTAACTTCTACACCTTCGCATTTCTTTACTTTCTCAAGCATTTCTGTTTCACCCTCGATTGTGCCAACACAACCGAACTTTGTACCTGGTTGTTGAATGCCCCCCTCAATAAATTGAATACCTACATTTGTAAATGACATAGAATCAAATTCTTCAATAACTGTTTTTGCCATTATGATTAACCTCCTAATGTTTGATTGATAACCTTATCTAATTCTGTATTTAAGCGTTCTGATATCTTCGGCGTAGCTGTATGCAAACCACGCTCTAATATTTTTCGCGGTGTGTTTTTCTTTGAATTTCCTATCCCTAAATCGGGATACTTTAAATAATTGAATCTAGGTGTTGGACGAATCATAAAACCTAAATTTAATTTGCTATTCGTTAAAGCTTTTTGATCTTTGGCGTGTTTTTTATTTCTCACTCGCCCTTTCCACGTAGAAACTGGAATTTTAGGCTGAATGAACTCGACTGCAAGATTCACACCGTCAGTATGCAAAACTCTATTAAGTGTTTGCTCTGATTTCCTTGGTATTTGTTTCATTTTTCTTTCTAAGGCTTCAATATCACCAAACTCAACACTCCATGAATTAGCAGCCATATTTAACACTTCTCGTTACATAAATTTCAATTTCATCAACGTATTCGTCAGTTTCTCCTTTTTGAATAGATGTTTTATCAGAACGCTGAAAAGAATGTCCTGTAGCTTCAAGTGTTGCAATAATATCTAGCATTCTTTCGTCTAAGTCATCTCGATTTTCAGAGTAATAACGAATTAAAACGTGTTGCCTAAGTGTTAATTTGTTTTCTGTTTTTTCAAAGCCACCTGTTTCAAATATGAAGTAATGATAATTTTCTTCTTCATCTTCACTTACTTGATCCTGGTAAATCTCTACATTGAATGCTTCATTTAATTTTTTTATTAACAAGCTATTCATTTTCTGGAGTCGCTTTTTTGATTGTTCGTTACTCAGCAATATGTCCACCTACTTCCTGTAAATAGAAATATAAATACTGTTTATCTGAATCAACTTTTATGACATCGTATTCCAATTGATTTATAACTACTTTTAATTTGTTTTTATTAACAGAACGAAATGAAGGAGGGAATAAAGTCTTTACCTTTTTATCTAACTTTGCATTTAATAATCCGCAAGATTGATAGTCACTGTCCCTTGCTGACAATTCTCTAAAAGCTAGTTTTCCTTCTTCTGAAAAAATACCTTTGATCCGCTTTGCATTTTCACTACGCTTCGTTTCTGTGCGTCCATATCTCAAAAAACCATCATTAAACGTTTCATTGTATGACTTCACCTTTTGCCCTCTCTTTCAAGGCAGATTCTATAATTAAACGCTGCAATTCTCCTCGGAAATTCTTTTCAAAATCCTCCAAGGCGTTGTTATACTCATATCTGCATCGTTCAATAAGTAATTGCTTCACTTGATCTTCTTCTTCAAAAGAAAAAGACGTACCACAAAGTTTTTGTAAATACGCCTTTCCACGTTCAATTATTTTTATTAATTGTTTATCTTCATCATTCCAAGTGATCCTTAAACGGCTTTTCACATCTTCAAGTAATGCTTCACTTAATGTTTGTTCCATTTTAATCACCACTTGTTGCTGCTTCTTCTACAATTTTTCGGATATCCTCTTTTAATGTCGCTGAAGAAATATCTATATTATGTTGATTTGCATAAGCAACTAATTCTGGTTTTAACATACTATTAAAATCAACTTCCTCCACTCTTAATGTGGAGGATTTATTAGGGTGTAGGCGTTTCATTATCAGCATTTAAACCACTGATATCAAATACTAAGAATGATTCGTTATCTTTCGGACGACCATTCGCATATTGTTTAGATAGATACACTGTTTCATCTTCTAAGAATTTATATTCTGTTGATGTTTCAATTTTTTGAGTTGAACCAACACCCATAAAATAATCTCGTGCAATTCCTGCAACCATTTTTCCTTTTGGAACAGCTAAAGATTGAAGAACTGTTGCTGGAATTGGTAATACACCAGATACATATGCGCCATTTTGTGTTAAGAACGTTGTTGCTGGAAAGATTTTTTCCCAATAATCAAGTGGATTCACAATCATTAGTGCATTACTTACTGCACGACGACCATCTTTTGTAAGTGGCGCCATTACTTCTTTACCTAATGATTTTGGTGATAGGCTAGTAAGTGCAATTGCCTTTTTATCTGGATAAACACCCGCAGTAACTGCTCCATTAAGATCTTTCATCATTCCAATCGGTTGATCTTTACCAGTACCATTTACAATTGCTTCTTCTAATGCAATAGCCATTGATTCAGTTAAAATTTCGCGAACATAGCGATCAAGCCAAATCGGGCCCAAGTCTAACATTGCGTTACAAACTGGAACATATGCACTTAATTTATATAAATTCGTTGTAATAACTTCAAATCCATCATCCAATAATTCTTTAATTTCTTCACAAAGTTTTCCCCACCAAGCAGACTGTACATTTCCCTTTTTGACAATCCAGTCTGTAACGCCAGTAGTATTTACAAATTCAATGTAGTTCAATAGCGCGTGGTTTGTACGTAAATATTCAAATACACGTTCGAATACAGTTGCTGGAACTAACGTTTCTACACCTGCAAAACCTTTATTAGCAATAACAGTGTTGTAATATGTTTGTTCATCTTTTGTTAAAACTTGTAGCCCTCTACTTACCATTACTTGTTGATCTGTTAAATCTTCGTTTACAGCTTGTCGCGCTTCATTGATAATGTTTTCTTGAATAGAGTTTGCAAAATCAATCATAGCGGTCGCTGCTTGTTCCTCATCACCACTATTCATTGCATTTAATAACTTCTCTCTCATTTCATTTTGTTTTTGAGTTTCACGATCTAAATTTTTCATTTTTAAATTCCTCCTATTTTTATACAAAATAAAAAACACTACCGTTTTGGAGTGTTTAAAGCTGTTAGTAATGTAAATAATGCATTTTTGCTATTATGAGTAGTTTCTTTTGGTTCTTCTTGTTTTTTGACGGATGACTTATATTTGTTTAATATCTTTGCCTTTGGTTCTAACTCATCACCTTCATCATCTTCTGGGATTTCTATTTCATCTGAAATTTCATCACAGAAACCAAACGTTTTACATTCTTCAGCGGTTAACCAAGTCTCTTCTGCTAGCAGTGTTTCAAGTTCACTTTTCTCTCCTACAAAACGAGTTGTATAACTTTCTGTTACTGCCGTATCAATTTTTTCTAATTGATTAGCTACTTTTCTTAAATCCTCTGAATTACCTGCTGCATATGTCCATGCCTTGTGAATCATCATCATCGTATTTTTCGGCATAATAATTTTATCTGCTGCCATTGCGATAACAGAACCACCTGATGCCGCTAAACCATCAATATAAACATTAACCTTCGCTTTATGATTTTTAAGAAGATTATGAATTGCAATAGATTCGAATACATCACCACCTGGTGAATTGATATGAATATTAATCGTACCGGTAGAAATGTTGTCCAATTTATATTTCACGTCATCAGCCGTAATATCAGCAAACCAACCTGAACCAATAGAACCATATAAAAACAGGTCGGTTTCATCATTTTCTACTTTATTAAATACTTCAAAACGTTTATTAATTTTTGGAATTTGGATTGTTGTCACCTTTTACACCTCCTTTCATCGCTTCTGCGCTTTCAACTGATTCATAGTTCTTAGTAACATAACGCATTTCTGCCCATTCCTCATCTATAGGTTCACGCCCTAACATTCGTAAAATATCATTAATTGAATTTACACCAATTCGGAAAAATACATCACAAGCATTTGCAAGCTCTGTAATGTCCACATGTTTAATTCGACTTGTATCAACTTTCAAATATGTTCGCCCTAAGTACTCTTCTTTTGTATAAAACTTCCGATTTATTTCATCTGTAATTAATTCTATAAGTGGATTGATACAAAACATAAGGAAATTATCCGTTTGTTTAGATACATCAACCACATCACCTTTTAACATTCCTTTTGGTACATGAAAAGCCATAGAAACAAAATCAATAATGTCATCTACCAATGATTTAATATCTCGACTATCTAATTTATTTCCCTTTGAAGTATTGCTGAAATTATCTAATTCGTATCCATCTTGTAATTGGAAAACGGCACCTGCATTATCCGCTTCGAAAAATGTTTTAAACTGGTCATTAAACATTGCATCAATTTGTTCTTGCATCTCATCAGTTTGTGGTCTTAAAAAATCGCCTTTCACTACAACTCGCATAGCATTAGAGCGCTTATAAATGTTCGTTGCAGAAGTAATTAACTTTCCCCAGCTTCCATATAAACCATCTATTACATTCATGATATTTTCATCATTTAATTGAAAGTAAAAAACTTCACTCTCTTTAAATACCTTCTGGGTAAAAGTGAAATCATTTATTGTAACGTTTGTATACCAATTTTCTCTTAATGCAAATTCTTCTTTATTGAAGCTATCGGCTACATAAAGTTGATCGTTATGCATTATTACTAAACACTCGTTATCATAAATCAAATGTGAAACTAAGCTATGCATAAATTGAGATGCGTTTTGATTTTGATTTGGCTGTACATTAAATAAATAATGGTTTTCATTTCGGACTTCTTTTCCTTTTTCAAAAGTTTGGAACTCACAACGTACAAGCGTGTTCGCAATTAGATCTACACAAGTATTTACAGCTAATTTTTTAAAATAAAAATCAAGAGAAGACTCATACAAATAACTTTTTAGTACTTCCCTGTTTCTCTTTCCAAACCAACCGCCTATCCAATCTATTAATCCCATTCCTTCACCTACCTTTCTAATAAGTTCTTACTTTGAACGTTCCCGGAGTGAGTTGTTTATGTTCACTTAATTCCGAATCAAAATTTAAGGCATGCAAAAAGGCGAAAAACCCATCTGTTTTCCGCTTTTCTTTATCAATCTTTTTATATTCAATATTTCCATTCATTTTTTCTTCTTTGTATACATTACCAACATACCAACGCATAAGAGGATCATCGCCAAAAACAATTGTTTGCTTAATAAACATCTCCTCTACAAGCGGGGCTAACATGCTATGTGTGGCTGGTCCACGACGTACAATTTCAACTTCAAATCCTGCTGTAGTTAATGCTTCTTTTAAAATTGTAGAACGATACAAGTCCATGCTAACTTTCTTAATACGATATGTCTTATTCATCATGACAAACCAATTTAATACATGTTCTGCACTTATTGATTTATCATATACAACCGTTAACAGACCTTTTTCAATAGCTATTTTAATTATGTCTTGATTAATGTCTTGTAATTTAGGAGCTGTATGATGCATGAATGTATGTTGCATCCAATAACGTTTCCCGTCTTTTTTAAATAAAATCCCTACTGAACAAAAGTCGCGTATTTGCGCAAAGTCAACAGCTCCTATACATTCTATTCCTTGGATATCGTCAGGGAATGGCTGCTCTGTAGCTAACCTTTCCTCATAGGTAGCAACTTCTTTCCTTGTATCCTCGACAGGTAAATTCATTCTTTTTGTCATGAACTCAATTCGCAATGCACTATTGCGTTTCATATCGTGATATTCTTTACGCATTTTATGCTGTAAATTTTCATTATATCGATATGAAGGATTTGCCTTTTCCCACATTGACTCATCATGAACTTCTTGTTCCTCATCCAGTTTGCATATAAAAGGAAATAGTGTAGAGTCCGGTAATTCTTTATTCAAAACCATTTGTGCTTCTTCTTTCATATCATCCAGCACTCCACCACGAACATTTCCATCTGTCGTAATATAGAAAATCCTTGGGTCTTTCTTTTTACCTAGGCCGGATGTAAAGACTTTTATATTCGAATAGTCCTCATACTCATGTAACTCATCAAATATAACAGTTCCACTTCGCTTACCATCTTTCGTACGAGCATTTGACGTATTAAATTCAAACTTAGACTTTGTTTTTATATGTTTAATGAGTATTTTTGATTTGTAAAAAACTTTTTTTAACTTTCTTGCAAATTTAGGAGTTTCTAAAATATTTAACACATCTTCGAATGATGTTTTCGCCTGATCTTCTGAAGTCGCCACAATGTCTATATCATAATTTTTAATTCCATGATGACCACTTAACATATAAAAGCAATCATAACTGATATACCCGTTTTTACCTGCCCCACGACCAAGTAATAACAAATACCTGTCAAACATAAGACGACCATCTGCATAACGCACACCGTAAATAAACGCATTACAGAACCTCTGCCAAGCAAAAAGAGAAAAAGGAAAGTAAGGGGCTGGCTTCTCTACTGATTTTTCAATAGCCTCTGCATCAATCACCACACCTGGTTTGTCTAACTTCCAACGAAGAAACTTCATAAGTAGCTTTTGTTCTTTGCAACTTTGAATTTCTCCATTCTCAACCATGCGCATATACTCATCGATGTATGGATGATATTGATATGTAGTTGGAAATCTAGATGTCATCGTCATCAGTACCTTCATCATATATTGGTTCTTTCAAGCCAAGCACTTTCAATAATTCCGTCATGCGCTTGTTTGTCTCACGAAATTCTTTTGTAGCTGGATTAGCCTTGACTCCCTTTTGACTCTCACTGTTTTGCCATTCAATCATAGGTCCATTCTTTTTCATTTCTCTTGCTAACTTATTTTTCGCATCAAACAATGTCATGTAATCATCAACAAGATCAACGTAGTGCATACCATGCAAACCGCTATTTTCCAATTGTTGTAATAAATCTTGCTTTATCTGTGCTTTTTTTGATAGTTTTCGCACAAGTACCCCCCCTCTTACTTTTTAATTCGCAAAAATGTTTTAACCGCTCTCCCCCTCCCGTTGAAAGCTCCCCCGAAAGAAAGTCGATTTTATTTTAAGGGGGGGACTTATTTAATTCGTATATATCTTTCAACAAAAGAAATAGTATAATTTATTTCTTCTTCTGAAATTGGCAAGAACATTTGAACTCTATCTATATCTAAAAGTTGTTTCACTTTATCAATCGTTAAGTTATTACATTTATTACGATTGATAATGTCTCTGATTTGAGTGTACCTATAATAAATAAAACGAGCACCAGCATTAAAGATGTCTCGCTCTACACTTGTTCTATCCTCAGGTTCTAACGTTGCTACTCTTTCAAGATACTCAGTGTCGTACTCACGACCGTTATCGTTTATTATCATGTTTTACCATCTCTCTTCATTAACAAACGCTGGTAGCTTGTCCTGTGCCCTTAAACGGTCATGTACTTCGTTATGACATGTATTACATAGAGACATAAGGTTATCAAATGTTAAAGCAAGCTCTGGATATTCTTTCACTTCCTTGATGTGATGAACACAATCAGCCTTACGATACTTCCCTTTATCTCTACACATACAACATTCAAAGTTATCTCTCTTTAATGCCTTGAGCCTTAGTTCACGCCATTCCCTAGACTTATAGAACTTCATAAGCTTGTTATCTCTTATTAACTGAATAAGCTCATGTGTTTCCATATCTCACACCTCACTCATTAACTTGCCTATTAAACTTGTTATCGCTTCTTTCTTTTCTTTCGGCTTCGTTCTTTTGTTTAACCTATTTAATTCTTTAACTACTGGTCGCAATGATTCTAATTCCACGTAATCTTTAAGATTCTCTTCACCAATAGCATTAAGGATTGTACCGATAGCAATCGCATTTTCAAGTTTAGTTAATTGCATTGCTCATTATCCTTTTCAATTAAATGTTCAAGACCTTCTAATGCTTCTTCACCATTCACATATATCGTTACATTTTTCAAAATAGAAATCACATCATCTAATGATTGGATTTTATTCGGATCAATCTTATATTGCTTTACAGGTTTAAGTACTAATGTTTTAGTTTCCACCCTTCATCCTCCTCAAAAATAAAAAGCACCCGAATGGATGCTTTTCTCTCAATAATTCATTTGTATTTTAATTGTGGTACGTGAAGTTTTATTCTTTTTCCAATCACCTAATGTTGTTGCCTTCATCTGCGCCAATCTTATTAAGTAACTGGAAGAAGAGCAAAAGCCCTTCTTCGCTTGAATAACATAAATTGCAATTGAATGTGAAATCAAGAAACAACTATCCATCCAATCTGCAACCATCGCCACCGGTCATGACGATCCATTTTCATTATCAGGAATTTTGTGAGAAATGTTTTCCGCCACTTCTCACAATACAAATATATCATGTTAAAAACCAAAACGTGTCCGTAAATAGTTCGCAAATAGTTCACGAATAGTTCGCGTTTTTCATTTCTTCTTTTTAGCTAACAATCTTGGATGTCTTACTATGACTGACCAATCTTTACCAGAACTCCAATCAATACCTCCTATTAATTGAATATCATCACCTGCCCCCTTAATAATCGGAGAAAGAAATGCTTGTCTTGCTTCTGTATCGCTTTCCAATGTTTCTCGCAAGTTCTGCTCCACTTCATCATAAATTACTGAACCACAATTTAACCCATCAATACTTCCTGTTATTTTCCTCATCGTTTTTTCAGCCTCTTTTCGTATAGTTTTGAATAAATATTCTCTTTAATCCTTGTAAATGAATTAGCTATAAACTAGAGTGTGTTAAATTCACCTGTACGCATTTACCTCATATGTATCAAGCCTTCATGTATTATTACAGAAATGAATTTGACACGTTCAGTTTGTAGCTAATTCAAAAATTGATAAAAAAAGAAAGAAATTAGATTTTAAATTTCCTTTGATAATCATTTAATGTATCTTGTTCAATTCCGATATATCTCAATGTTTCTTTTTGCTCTGTATGATTTAGCATTTGCTGTAAAACCGCTACATCTCTAAACTGTTGATAATGATGATATCCGTACGTTTTACGTAAAGAATGTGTCCCAATACGTTCTAATCCAAACTCTTGCGCCGCTTGATTTAGTATCACATAAGCCATTGCCCTTGTAATTGGCTTATTTTTCCCGTTCCGACTTTTGATCAAATACTCGGTTTTCGGCTTTCCTTTTGTATAATCGCGAATTGCCTTCTTTAATTCTGATGGCATCTTAATATCTTTTATTTTCCTCGTCTTCTTTTCACGTATAACAATATTCCATCCCTCTACATCACGAACACGCAAGCGCAATATATCTGATATCCTAAAGCCTGTATTAATACCAAGAAGAAACAGAATGTAGTTTCTCTCATTCTGCTTCTTATAGAATTCCTTTATCTCTTGGATAATCTCTTTATTTCGAATCGGCTGTACAATGTTCATGCTGTTTCTACCTCTCCGTTTTGTGTACTTTGCTTAAACACTTCTTTTCGTAAACTAAAGGCCAAACGTAATAGAGCTTTCCCTTTCACTTTGTAATATGTAGTTCTACCTAATTTAACTTCATCCATTATGTCTGGATCGTACCCTTTATACTCTTCCATATAATACATATATATAATTTTTCTTTCTCTCTTTGGTAATCTATTAACTGCCCTATGAATCCATTTCATGAACCTTTCTCTAGCTTCTTCAAATTGAATTCTCTCAATAGCAATATTTTCTGTAGAGCTATTAAATTCATTCGTTACACATGGAGGAACAATTGAATACGATGGTGTTACTTTAGGAAGTAAATCACTCGGTAACATCGCTAAATATCGTCTGTACTCTTCAAATACTTCTTCTACTGAATCCTTTGTCTTTTCCTCATCAATAACAGGCATTTGAAATTCTAATTGTTTATTCACATTAATTCCTCCAATTTTTTATTTTTGTCTAAAAGCACCGCCATGACCACGCTCATATCTTGGTCTACGAATGCCCATTAATTCCTCTATATCTCGAACACTTAATTTTTCTTTCTTACGCTGCCTATTCTGTTCCTTTTGCTGCTGATTACGAATCTTTTTCATTCCCATCACCTCTAAGCAAAATAAAAAAAGCGGACACCAAACTACAGAGCAATATCACTAATGCTCTTTGTAGTTCAGTGTCCGCTGGTTCTTCCAGTAGGACTAAATGTTTAATTGCTATTATTATATCATTTTCTTGCATTTTTTTAACTTTTCAAAGGATTTTACTTAATAATTTCTAAATCTTCTTTTTCTCCACTTGTGGCGAAAAATTATCATTTTATCGCCAAAGGATTATTTTATTAAGTTATTTTTCCTTAACCAGAAAAATTGTTCCATACCTCTTACGTCTTTCTCATAAACTGGCATTACATATATTTCTTCATTTATTAACAATTGGAACTCTACACATTGTTTTTCATTATTCCACCCATAAGATGCCATAGGAACCATTTTAGGCTCTGTTTTTTCTGTCATTTTCATCTCCCCCTCCTGAATAAAACTCAATATTCCGTCAATAATATAGATGACACGGTAATCTTTTCTCCTTGTTCCCCCTTGGAGAACCGAGCAGTTAGCTTTTACTAGCTGCTCTTTTGTTTTCTGGAATCAATAATGATAAGTCATAATCAGATTTTACGAATTCAATGCACAGCGATTTGTTTGTTCCATTTCCTAAATATGTGTAGATTAATCTCATTTCTTCTTTAGTGAAGCTTGTCCCTAATAACCAATTAAAGCTCTTCAGAACCTTTTTTGACCAATATGGGCTCAATCCCTTACTAATAGGTCTTGATAACCATGCGAACAGTTTACACTTAAAATCCAATTCGCTCTCTATATCATCTAATCGAAAATACAGGTTGTTTTTAGGTTCAAATATTAACTCATTTCCACTGTTTACAAATGACTTAGGAAAGTAGCATAACGTATTATTCACCAACTGTTTTACCTCTTCATTCATATCCATTCCCCTTTTCTACAAAATGAAATTTTTGTTTTATTTTCCACTTCTCCAGCATATTTTTTACCTAAGGGTGTTTATCTAAAAAGTTACCTCCTTATCGATGAGCACTCACTTATGTAGTGCTCCTTTTCATGCTGTATAATTCTGTTTTACTTGTATAAACTACAGATAGTTTCATTTTTGAAACTCCCACATTCTTTTTCTTACAAGTTGCAATGGAACAGTTGGTTTTTTTCTAACTGTTCTTTTGTTAGTTGTCACTTTTTAGGCAAACGTTCATATATTAACTGTGAACAATGGCCAATAGAAGATTGACCCTACCTCTCTAAGAGCACTTTTCACAGTGCTCTTTTTCATTCCTTACAAAATATTTATCAATTTAAATATTCTTCTCATCAATGTATGAAGAATATCACTTTTTCTTTAAGTATCTTTATGAACAAAATTTACAACCTTTACTCCACTTGGATTTATATTAAAAGTAATGGTTTCTATGCCATTCGGAGGGTTATGAGCCCCTGTATAAGTTTCATATTGAACTGTAACGATAAAACTAAAGTTTTCTTTTGGAAATCGTTCAACTCTTAAAATTTTTGCGTCCGTTAAACTATACTGGTGATCTGGACCCAGCCTATTTCTGATAACTTGACTTGCATATGGTGCTAATAAAGTATTATAAGAATCATAAAAATCTTGATCATCAGTATTAACTGCTTTGGTATCTAACGGATTTAAAAATGAAACTGCTACTATAATTCCAAAAAACAAACTAATAACCTTATTTTTTAGAATATTATCACCCTTAATTAATTTGGATATCCGTTAACCTCCCCAGCATAAGAGATGACTATTCTCATCTTATCTAACTTATTTTTATTCAAATAGCGTTTTTGTTGAAAATCATACCTCACCTATTTGGACACATTTACCAGTATTTTTACCAAAAAATTCATGATATTGTTAATTAGTCGAGTACGTCATCACTTGACAATTACCCTTAGAAGCCTCGTAGATAATTGGGGCTTCTTTTACCAATATATAGTTGTCAAAATAATCAGTTGAGTGTTACAATATCCTAGATTCTCCTTAGGGAGTTTTCATGTAATTAAACAAGAGTTTACAAATTCTCGAATCTTAGTCCCTTGGAGCGCCCTTCAAGGGGCTAAACTAATTAAAATAACGATTTTATTTAATTTCTAACTTTTATCACATTAGTTTTAAATGCTTCACCCTTACGGTTAAAAGATACAATATTCATACCATGATAATCTCTGTGCCACCGGAAAGTTGGATCTAATCTATTATTAAACTCTCCATCAAACTTTCGTATCGTTGAAATTTTGATATTCTTCATTCCCATAAAATTTTCTTCACCTATTTTTGTCATTTGTCTATTTCTTGTATGTCTCATCCGTTCCATTCCCCTCCATATCTTTTATCACTAAATGTAAATATTAAGTTGTAAATTTAATTTACTTAGTGCTATAATTCGAGAGATCGATAGTTACATTCACTGATCAACCTCATGTAATTTTAATAAAAGTTCTCGAGATTCAGCCCCTAACAGCGCACCGTTAGGGGCTGAATTCTTTCCAAATAAAGATTTTATTGTACAACTACACATACCTAAACAACATGCATACATTATGGTGTGTATTCATTCAATATAAGTTTTGGTAAGAGAGTTCTTTGGCAAGAGCTCTCTATTTTTAAAATAAGAATTTTGTTCAGTTGTTTATTTAGTATGCGTACCTTCTACGCCTCGTTTTTCCCTACCCACAGTTCGTTTTCTAAGCCACAGTAACGCCTCTTCTAACTTAGTGATTGCCATTGAGTTCTCTCTACAACGGAAATCTGTTTGGTTGAAATGTTCAAGGCGACAAATAACCATAGCGATAAGATCCTCATTCATTACACCGTTAATACCAGCTTCTTGGATTGGTCCTTCTTGAAAATTAACCTCTCCAACCTTTAAAGGTAATGGATTATCGTTCTCGACGTTATTAGGATTGTACATAACGATTCCAGTGTTAGCATAAACTTCAAAGTGATGTGGAGCATTGTTTGTAAACTCCTCTTCGTGAAATACCTCAGTGTACTTTCTCGTTAGTAAATCATGTTCTAGTCTTTTCATTTTTTATTTCTCCTTTTCTATTCAAATAACTATTTTGTTATAAATTACTCATCATAATCTGTATCATCTTCTGCAATAAAATCTTTCTTACATCCAGGACACGTAGCTGAAAAATACGGATGATGATCATCATCATAAAATCGGAACTGATTTCCTTCTCCGCAGTGAGTGCATTCCCAATATCCTTGCATAACATAACCTCTTGTTGTTTCTGGATTAGCATTACCAACTGAATAAACTAGATAAGGTTCAGCTGTCTCGCTATAATGTGGTTTATACATAAAAGGTGTTAAACTTGGCATCTCTCATTCTCCTTTTCTAAAAAATTATTTACTTTATTTGTTATAGATTGCATGTCTTGGTATGCACCTAACATGGATTTAGTCTGATAGTTGTGCTTACCTAAATTCAGGTGCACTTCCCATTTAATCGCACTAAATCTATCTTCACTTTTCCTTTGCTTTTCTAATCGAATAACAGCACGTCTACGAACCATTTTCATTACGTTCCCTCATTTCTGTGCCAAATAACGCTTTTGTTTAATTAAAAACAAACCATCCTATAACGACCCCTATTCCAATTAAACCGATTGAACCGATGAATACGGCCCACTTAATCATTTTTCCTAAACCTTCAAAATCAGCACTACTATACATATAATCACTTCTCCATTTCTGTACAAAATTCAAATTTTATTAACCTCTGCCCTCTCTTAGTAACTGATAATTCTGTATAACTATGTTTTCTTTATTCATTTTCCTTGTAATATTGTTTTATCTCTTTAATTGCTTTAAAAACTTCCATTTTTCTTTCTTTAGAAATGACAGAGCGGAATAAGCGATATACACTTTGCTCTTGAATTCCTAACTTTTTGCCAATTACCCATGATGGAATGTTTCCTTTCGCTTCTCTTAAATCTTTATTTCTTTCTTTAAGGCTAAACATATTTTCCTGTTTTATCTCTTTAATTGCCTTAAGAACTTCCATTTTTCTTTCTTCAGACATAACAGAGCGGAATAAACGATATACACTTTGTTCGTGAATTCCTAATTTCTCGCCGATTACCCATGCTGGAATATTTCCTTTTGCCTCTCTTAAATCTTTATTTCTTTCTTTACCACTAAACATGTTTAGGTCTCCTTTTCCCATCAAATATTCTTTATTCTTTTTCCTTGTAAGCATGTACGATATCTTCATATGTCCAATTAGAATTCAGATTGCATTAAAAATAATTTAGTTAAGTTCATTTTTAGCCATCCATCATCATAGTTTTTTCATATTAAATTAACTGAGTTTTTCTCTCGTCCATACGAATTATTTTTCCATCTTTATAAGTAAAGGATTGTTCACCAAATCCACCTTGAGGTGGTTGGATCAATTGAACTTGACCATTTTTAACAATGTAAATACCATTCGTTTTTAAATCTATTTCAGCTTTCATTTCCGCAACATTTTCTTTGATAATTGTCACCGAAACCACTCCCAAATGTGTTATAATTACTTTGTCGAAGTAAGTTGAGAGTGATCTCAGCTTTTTTTATTTGTCTATAAATATTGCAAAACATTTTCTGGAACAAATGATTGTTCCGATGAAAGATGGAGCCGAATTGGAATCGGCTCTTTTTCATCCCTAGCCCGCTTACAAATTTCTTCAGCTTCTTCCCATACAAATTCCTTGTCCTCCACTCGTTTGTAACGCCAAATCCCAATTGCGTAATCTTCAAATAACTCATAACGCTCATCAGGTGCTGTTGTCGGTTTTAATTCATCAATTGCTTTTGCTTGACGTGGTATTTGTACAACTACATCTGCATACTGTAGTTTTGAATTTAAACGATGGATATGGGCTTTCTTAGGATCAAATGATACGACTGATTCCACATCAAAGATTGTTAGTTGCTTGGGCATCATTGCTTCCCTCCAATACTTGCAAGCTTGCGATTAATATTCCCTCTAGCTGCGTTAATGTTAGTTGATCTAATGTCTGGCCATTAATTTCTGATAATCCAAGGTCTAATAATTTACGAATAATTGCTAGCTTTCTTCGTTCTACTTCCTGACGTAATAGCATTATTAAGCCTCCTGTTGTCTATCAAACTTTCGTTCTAAGCCTACAAACTTACTAAATTCTTTAATGAATGCTAATTCCACAACACCTACTGGACCATTTCTCTGTTTTGCTAAAATGATTTCCGTAATGTTTTTATTTTCGGTTTCACGGTCATAGTAATCTTCACGATATAAGAACGCGATTAAGTCCGCATCTTGCTCAATTTGTCCATTTTCACGTAAGTCTGAGAGTAACGGCCTTTTATCCTGCCTACTCTCAACAGCACGACTTAACTGCGATAATGCAACCACGCATACATTTAGTTCTCTTGCCATAAGTTTTAGTTTACGGCTAATCTCACCAATCTCTTGCATGCGATTTCCCTTGTGCTTTGGGTCGCCTACAATAAGCTGTAAGTAATCAATTGCGATTAAAACCTTTTTATCAGGATACTTACGCTTTAATTTCCTAGTCTTAGCGTAAATCTCTTGCATCGTGACATTTGCCTTATCATAAATTTCTAATGGCAAGTCATTTATCAATCCCATTGCCTGACTAATCTTCTCCCAATCCTTTAAATTGCAAAGCTTTTTAGGATTCTTCAATTTCGTAGCATCTACATTTCCAGTACTTGAGATCATTCGCTTAATTAATTGCTTTTCTCCCATCTCTAGCGAAAATACCCCTGTTGCTGTATGGGCACTTGCTGCATGAAAAGCGACGTTTAATACAAATGCTGTTTTCCCCATTGAAGGTCGAGCGCCAACAATGATTAAATCACCTTCTTGTAATCCAGCCGTCATTCTATTTAAATCATCGTAACCAGTTGGTATACCAGTTAAATCACCTACATCAACTTGCATTTCCTTATACAGATCCACAAGTGTTTCTTTTAAATCAAATTCATCTGAATAACCTGTTTCTTCAATGGCGCTTAGTTCATCAATCGAAGTACTAATTGCGCTCATATCTTTATCTTGCTGAAGACGGTTATATAAGTTACCAGCAACCTCTTGAGCATGTCTCATCTTCCAAGCTTCAATCACCAGCCCTTCGTGATATGAAAAGTTTTTAGTTGTGGTTACAACTTCTGTTAGATTTACAAAGAATTCAATCCCGCCAATTTGATGCATAAATCCTTCATCGAATTTTCCAATGAGAGCAACAAGATCTATCGGAGCCTCAGCATCCTCTAGCTCTCTCATCGCTTTAAAAATCACTTGATGTGTTGGTAAAGAAAACTGTTTTGCTTTTAGCTGGCAATCTTTAATTAAATCGCCTTCTTGAATAATGCTACCTAAAACACTTTGTTCAGCTTCTACGTTACGAATCATATCGTTACTCATTGAATCAACCATCCATTCTGTTGATTAAGTGCTGCAAGTTCTTCATCCGTTGGAATGTTTTGTTCCCATGATTCTTGCTGTTGTATCACGTTTTTAGTAGATTCCGATAAGCCTTTTTGTTGGTAAGGTACTTGTGACGACTGTTGTGCTTTTGCATATCGTTGAGCACGAAATTCTTTATCAGCGGTTTCAACGTCTGCTACTGTTTTTAAGCCTTTAAGATGCCAATCTCTTAAAATCGTATTTACGTAATTCATATTTCTAGTGTTTTTCTCTAAAGCAATTTCCATAGCTTTTACAACAAGCTCTGCATTTAAATCATCTATCCATCCGTGAATACCATCTGCGATATAAGGTGTAATGAATCCAAAGTTCTGCTCGTAAAAAGAAATTGGATTAACCTCAACAACATCTGCCGCGCCTGCGCGTTCTTCTTGTTGTTGTTTTTCTTTTTCTTTTTCTTTTTCTTTTTCTTTTTGCCCACTTATCGTTGGCGTATCGTGGCACGTATCGTTAACAGCAAGAAATTCTTCGAAAATAGCACGAATTTTATCGTTCTTAACTTTTGGAGTTACTAGATGAACTAAACTAATATCCGATACTCCATCAAGTTCTTTGCGCACACAATCTTCTATAGGTTTTCCACCTCTATTAAGGTTGTATTTCCCCCAATTGATGATAGCCAATTCACGTGTTTCTGCATTATACTTAACCAATTTATGATGGTTTTCAAAACGATCTAAGAGTGCGTTAACACTTTCCATGGAATACCCTAAGTCAAAAGCCATTTGCTTTTTCGTAATTTGATATACTCCAATTTGTGTAGTGCATGGATTAGTAAGAAGATACAGATTGAATAATTTATCTTCCGGAGTCATTTCCTCAATAACTTTTGCATCCTGCCAAAATGAAACTTGAACTGGTCTATAAACTGCCATATTATTCATCCTCCCGTTTACATATCGCAAATCCGTCCTCTACACGTAATAAGCGATAATTCTTATATCCTGTTTTGAGATATTGCTTTACTAAGTAGATAAGGTGCTGCTCTGATGTCGATTGCTGAAGAAGTTTAGGATTCAGCAACACTTTATGTAATGATCTGTCTAAAAGCATCTAACACGCTCCATTGCTTTTACATGGTTTAATTTGGTATAATTAACCTAACTTAAATTTTCCAAGAGCATTCATCTATCACTCTGCCAAGTGATAGATTTTTTTACTTTCTACGAGTTACTAATGAAGCATTGATTCCTTGCTCTCGGAAACCCTTTATTATCACACGATAACTTTTCGAAGCTTCATAATCTTGCTTTTCTTCACGAAGCTTCATGAAGTCTTTTGAGCATCGAATTAACTCCTCGTCCCAACGATCAGCTTCTTCTTTCGATTTAGCATTAAAGATGTTGTGAACATATGTCACCATACAATCATGTAACTTATTAGCAAGCTCAAAATCCTTTGGAAGAACTAATTCAGTTAAACGGTTATATTGAGTTTTCATAGGTCTCACCTCTTTCTATTACTCATTGATGCTGTACGCATCGTTACAACCAGAAAGGTGTATGGTAAGGATATATGGGAGGTAACAATCTCTTTCTGGTCATAACGACAAGCACAACGCTTGTCCAAATGATTTATATAATGTTATAATTGCTTTACGATATATTTGTTAGAGCTACTGTTGTCTAGGCGGTAGCTTTTTCTTTTGCCCATTTATGTTTTAAAACGAATGAAGCTTCAATGATTTTGATTCGAATACCAATTAATTTCTTATCTCTTTTTAATTCCTCTAAATTTTTATCCTCAGCAAATGTTTCTGCTATTTTAATTTCACCTGTTAGTTTTGCATCAAGACGAATTAATTCTTTATACTCTTCTAAACTAGGATTTATATAATCTACTGTCACTGTTATTCCTCCTTATATCACTTTTGATAACTTCAATAACTTATCAATCGAATGAACAACCACATTTTCTGAAATAGCTTTTCTTAACCAGTTCCCTTTTACTTCTTCAAGAAGCCCAGGATGTACACTCTCTAATGCTTGTACGACACATTGAGTCGCTTGTATCATGTCGTATATTTCTATAGCATGCTGTGCGTACTCTTTCTTTTTGGAGTCATTCATTTGCCAAGGTCTTGTTGTAACTTGTAATGTCATAATTTCCTTTGCCGCTTTAATGCCGTCCTCAGCTTGTTTAATGTAATTCATAAGTTGTAAATTCACATCGCTAGTTAGACGTGGATCTGTAGGTGGTAATCCCACACCATATATATGTTTAATCGCTTGTTTATTTAATGGCGCTTTCGTTGCATCACACCAATCCATCGCTAGTTCAAATGGAACTTGTGAAATACCAGCTTCAATATTTTTCAAGCGTTCATATGTAATTCCAAGATACGATGCAAGTCCTTTCTTCGTTGTTAACGTCCCGTCTTCGCAATGTTCTCTAGCTCCTTGTAATAACGTACCTATCGAAGAATTGCTATATATACTTGTTCCCATATTTGTTCGCCTCCATATTTAGTTGTTAAGGTATTAAAATGTTATTTAGTAGATAATTCCATATTAATTTTATGAATGACTTCATTGAGTCGCATAAGAACTGGATTTTTATTTTCTTGTTCTTTTTGAAACCAATGCTTTCGTTCTTCTGAAGACATATTAACTAAGTTTGAATGAATTACTATTGTTACGTTTCCAGATTTAATTGTCTTAGTTTCCTTATCAGAAGATACTTTTTTCATTACTGACATTATTACACCTGCTTTCTGTTATTAAGCGCACCATGGTTTACACTCACTCAAAAAAAATATCTTCGACTTTAATTTTTAATACTTTTGCAATTTTAATTGCAATGATAACGCTAGGTTGCTTTTTCCCATTTTCGATTTCTGACAAGTATTGTCTTGTTATGCCAACCTCTTTTGCTAATTTTTCTTGTGACATACCAGCACTTTTCCTAGCCTGGGGTAAAACATTCATTCAATCACCACCGATTAATTATTTATGAACTTATTGTAAACTAAAGTGCGCAACGATGTCAACCATAGAGTGCAACTATTTTATAGATTATTTGTAAACTATCGTTTACAATCGTGAGTAAGGAGGTTCACATATGAAAACACTAGGAACTGTAATTTCGGAATATCGCCTAAAAAATAAACTTTCTCAAAGGGATTTCGCTTCGCTATGCGATGTTAGCCATTCATATATAAATAAGTTGGAAAAAGGGGTGGACCCTAGAAATGGGAAACCTGTAGAACCAACTTTGTTTATGGTTGAAAAAATTGCAAAGGCAATGAAAAAAAAGAATTCTGACTTACTTGAGGAAATTGGTTATCTAGAACATAAATCAACAGATAAAATTACTCTTTCACCCAAAGAAGAACGTGATATTGCAAAAGATTTAGAAAGAACACTAGAAGATTTAGACAACAGTGAAGATGCATTAATGTTTGATGGAGAACCTATCGATGACGATACAAAAGAATTAATTCGTATGTCACTTGAAAAATCTATGCGAATGGCTAAAAAAATGGCAAAACAAAAATTCACTCCAAACAAGTATAAAAAATAATGAATGGAGTGAATTGATATGGATATTAAAGAATACGTACTATACATCGCAGAAAAACATCAAACAATCGATCCATTCGAAATTGCTAGCCGTAAAGATATCAGTGTTATGTTTGAAAACCTAGGGAATACACTTGGATTTTATAGCACTTATAAAAGAATGAAGTTTATCCATATAAACAATCAAATAGATGAAATTACACAACGGTTTGTATGTGCGCATGAATTGGGTCATGCGCTGTTACATCCGAAAGCAAACACTCCATTCTTGAGAAATCAAACTCTTTTCTCTGTGGATCGCTTAGAAGTAGAAGCGAATACATTCGCTGTCGAACTTTTATTATCTGATGACATGATTTCCGAATATGAAAATACTAATCTATCAATTCAAGAAGTTGCTGAAATACATGGTATTCCAAAAAGCTTTGCTCGATTAAAGACTTATAACTATTAACCAAGAGCAACCTCTTTATTGATTTTATGAATAATTTCGTTTAGCTTCATAAGGACTGGATTTTTTCTCTCTTGTTCTTTTTGAAACCATTCACGCCTTTCATCAGAAGTCATATGAACTAAATTAGAGTGAATGACAATCGTAACTTGTCCAGATTTAAAAGTTTTACTATCCATGTCTTCCCCTCCCTTTTGAATATGTATATGTTCAATTAGAGGGTGGACAACCTATAAAATTTAATCCTCATTTCGACAAAAAGAATGCTTTTACCATTCTTTTTTTCTATGCCATTTTTGTGTATAGTGAATTTAATACAATTGTACAGAGGTGATTTGAATTGTACCGTCCTGAATCTCTTGATGTATGTATATATTTGAGAAAGAGTCGTAAAGACGTAGAAGAAGAACGACGCGCAATAGAAGAAGGTAGTAGTTATAACGCCTTAGAACGACATCGTAAACGTTTATTCGCCATAGCTAAAGCTGAAAACCATAATATTATTGATATATTCGAAGAGGTTGCTTCTGGAGAATCCATCCAAGAAAGACCTCAAATGCAACAATTACTTCGTAAATTAGAAGGAAATGAAATTGATGGTGTGTTAGTAATTGACTTAGATCGACTTGGACGTGGAGACATGTTAGATGCTGGAATGATTGACCGGGCCTTTCGTTATTCTTCGACCAAAATAATTACTCCTACGGATGTATATGATCCGGATGAAGAATCATGGGAGCTTGTCTTCGGTATTAAATCTTTAATATCAAGGCAAGAACTAAAATCTATCACAAAGCGTCTTCAAAATGGAAGAATAGACTCTGTTAAGGAAGGAAAACACATTGGTAAAAAGCCGCCTTACGGTTATTTAAAAGATGAAAACCTAAGATTGTATCCTGATCCAGAAAAAGCTTGGATTGTAAAAAAAATATTTGAATTGATGTGTGACGGTAAAGGAAGGCAAATGATTGCTGCTGAATTGGACAGGCTAGGAATAGATCCCCCTGTGACAAAAAGAGGCGCTTGGGATTCTTCTACAATTACATCCATCATAAAAAATGAGGTTTACACTGGAGTTATTGTGTGGGGGAAATTTAAACATAAAAAAAGAAATGGGAAATATACACGTCATAAAAACCCTCAAGAAAAGTGGATTATGTATGAAAATGCCCATGAACCAATCATTTCTAAGGAGTTATTTGATGCTGCGAATGAAGCGCACAGTAGTAGACATAAACCCGCTGTTATTACTTCAAAAGAATTAACGAATCCCTTAGCTGGCATTTTAAAATGTAAATTATGCGGATACACAATGTTAATTCAAACTAGAAAAGATAGACCTCATAATTACCTGCGCTGCAATAATCCTGCATGCAAAGGTAAACAAAAGCAATCTGTGTTTAATCTAGTAGAAGAAAAACTACTATATTCCTTGCAACAAATAGTCGATGAATACCAGGCTCAAAAAGTAGAAGAAGTTGAAATAGATGATTCGAAACTTATATCATTTAAAGAAAAAGCAATAATTTCAAAAGAGAAAGAATTGAAAGAGCTGCAAGCTCAAAAAGGAAATTTACATGATCTTCTAGAACAAGGTATTTATACCGTGGAAATTTTCTTGGAGAGACAAAAGAATCTTGTCGAACGGATTACCTCTATTGAAAATGATATAGAAGTACTACAAAAGGAAATTGAAACAGAACAAATTAAAGAACATAATAAAACCGAGTTTATTCCTGCATTAAAAACTGTTATTGAATCTTATCATAAAACAACGAACATCGAATTGAAAAATCAATTATTAAAAACTATACTAAGTACAGTAACATATTATCGTCATCCAGACTGGAAAACGAATGAATTCGAAATTCAAGTTTACTTCAAAATATAA